AAAAATTAGTTGTTGGAAGAGTAAAGAAGTTATGGGGAGGTTTAAACCTTGGAAAGTATAATGCTACTTTACCTGATGGTATTACAATTAATTATGATAATATATATAATCAAGGGAAAGAAGAAGAACAGGAGGCAATAGAATCAATTAGAAGTGAAAGTTCTCCGATAGATTTCTTTATTGCCTAAATAGGAATTCAGATTTATGCAAACATATTATTACCCTAAAACTATTAAGAATATAACTATAGCATTGATGGATATGTTTAACAAAATGGTTGTAAAAAAGTATGATATTAATGGTAATGTGGTTAAGGAAATACAAGTTCCTTTACAGTTTGGACCTATTGATAAAATTCAACATGACAGATTAGAAAATCATTATTTTGATGTCAATAATGTTGAACATGGTCAAAGATTTTATCTTACAATTCCTAGAATGTCAATAACTATGGAATCTCCAGTATATAATGCAGATAGAGCATATGGTGTAAATGAATACAGATATTGGTTAGGTCAACAATTAGAAATAGCAGATATTGATACTGTTTTTAAAGATTATCAACCTACTCCTTATGATTTATCATATACATTACATATAAAAACAGATTCTTTAGATTATCTATCACAAATTTTAGAAAACATTTTACCTTATTTTAATCCAACTCTCATGTTGAGAGTAAAAGAATTTTCATTTTTGAATATAGAGAGAGATTTGCCAGTTACAATTATAGGAATAAATACTGAGTTTATAGATGATATGAATAATGAGGATACTAAGTATTCTAATGCTTCTATTTCATTTAAGGTAGATGCTTTTATGTATAGACCTTGGGATTATGGTAAGATTATTAAAGTTATTAATTCTAAATATTATGTAGATACTGACAGTATAACAAATACATCTGCGTTGAATGTTTATTATTCAACATCAGGAGTTCAATTAACATCTGCAGGTGAAGAATATCCAACTAGTTCAGTACCAGATACTTATAATACAAGTGGTGATTATTTAGATGATGTGAAAGAATTTCATTGGTATAAGGAGGTTTTGTCTGCATCAGATTAATTGGAGGTTTATATGACAAGTGCAACAAATGAAATAGGTGATTCTTTTAATGGTATAAATAAAAAACTGAACACATCTTTTGAACTAGAAAAAGAAGATCAAGATATTATTAATATTCTTGTTGATCTAAAAAAAGAAATAGATTCTTTTCAAGATAAAAAGAAATCATTAGTTGATTCGAATAATGCTATGGTTTTAGCAGATCAAGAGTATATGAGAAATCATTTGAAAACAATTATCATCAATACTAATACTGTAATTAATAAATTAGAAAATGAAATAAAAATAGGAACTCATCCAAGAACACACGAAGTTTATGGTAAATTGATTCAAGCACTAACTGGTGCTATCAAAGAACTGAGAGAGTTAAATACTACAATAGTAGAATTGAAAATGAAGGATAATAGATTAGATAATAATATTGCTAATAAAAAGATATCATTGACTGCCAATCAATTGTTGGATATGATAGATAAGGCAAAAAAATCTAGTCAAATTAATGCTATAGAAGTAGATTTTACCGTAGATGAGAAGGAAGATATTAAATGATAAATGATTACTTAAGAATTAAAAAATTGATAAAAAATAGTATTGTTGAAAATATATTCTTAGATATTGAAGATTCTGTATTGATTAAAGAAGAAAATGGTAAATATAGTATTATAGGATTAGAAGATTATGTAATATGTGAAATGATTAGTAGAGATATACATAAAGTAAAATTAAATGATGAAAAAGAAATTGGTGTGATTTATGTTGATGGTAATAAAATATATGGTATTTGTGAAAATAATAAAGTGATATGTGGATTAGAATTTAGTGAAGTAGTTGATGGAGTTGTACAGAATTCTAATATCATATGTTAATTTTTACATTGACAAAATTCTTGCAAAGATTCTATAAGTTTTTCAGAACGGAGATGGTGAAATGTATCAAGGTAATCCAGACTTAAGAAAGACAAGTGAAATTATTGAATATGAACCTTGGATGATAGATGAAATTATTAAGTGTAGTGAAGATATTATCTATTTTGCAGAAAAATATTTTACTATAATTAATATTGATACTGGAAAACAACTTATTAAATTGTATGATTTCCAGAAAAAAATGTTAAAAGCATTTATAAATCCTCCCAATAATAAGCGTCATTGTATAGTAAAAGCATCTCGTCAGTGTGGTAAATGTGTTCAAGAAGACAGTATTGTTAAAATTAGAAATAAAAAAACGGGAGAAATTAAAGAGATTTCATTAGGTGAATTTTATAAGCAAGTAAAAACTTAAAATAGTTGTAATTGTTTGTCAGTTTGGTAAGTGAGTTTATATAAATACTTATAAAATATTAATTTTTAAAGTAGGATTGGAAAATGTGTAAATGTGAAATATGTGAAAAAGATTTTACGTCAAAAAGAGGATTGAAAAATCATATTGATAAATTTCATCCTGATAATGTTAATTATGATTGGAAATGTGAAGTTTGTAATAAAGGATTTAAAACAAAATCAAGTATGTTATCTCATATAACTAAATGTCATAAAGAAATAAAAGTAGATGAATATTATAATAATTTGAAAATTAAATGTAAATTATGTGGAAAAGTTTTAAATTATAATACTAAATTTAAATTTGGGGATTATTGTAATCAACAACATTATGAAACATATATTAGAATAATTAAGAATAAATTACATTTTATATGCGAGATATGTAAAACGGGATTTGAAAAAATAGGATCTTTACAACAACACTTATGTAAATTACATCCAGAAATTAATCAAGAAGAGTATTACAAAAAATATTTGTTAAAAAATGGAGAACCTGATGGAAAATGTTTATGGTGCGGAAAGAAAGTAAATTTTTCTTCGTTTACAGATGGTTATAATAAATTTTGCTATAATTCTGAGTGTAATGTTAAATGGTATAATAAAAATACAGATAGAAAAGAAAAAGCATCAAATTCTACATCAGAAACATATAAAAAACACCCTGACAAATTACACAATAGAATTGAGTATTGGATTAAAAGAGGATATTCTATAGAAGAATCTAAAAGATTAATTAGTGAAAAACAATCAACATTTAGTTTAAAAAAATGTTTAAATAAATATGGTAAAGAAGAAGGTAATAGAATTTGGAGAGAACGGCAGAAAAAATGGTTGAATAGTTTAAAAAATAAATCTGAAGAAGAATTGATAAGAATTAATAAAGCAAAAATGGGAGTAAAAAGTTTTTCTAAAATTTCTCAAGATTTGTTTGTAAAAATTCATGAAGTGATAAAAAACGATTTTAATGATATTTATTATGCTACTAATGGAGACGAAGATAATAATGAATATATTGTATTTACAAAATCTGAAAGATTTAGATTTTTAGATTTTTATATTCCATCTATTAAAAAATGTATTGAATTTGATGGCGATTATTGGCATGGAAAATCAAGAGGAAATAAAAAAAGAGATGAGCAAAGAGAACAAGAAATTTTAGAAACTATAGATGATATAAAAATATTACATGTTAAAGAAAAAGATTATAAAAAGAATCCAGAAAAAATAATACAAAAATGTTTGAGGTTTTTAAATGAATAAACAAATAGATCCAATAGATGATAAGTTTATAGAATCATATGAAATAGATGAATGGGAAATTGAGACTGAAAATGGATGGGAAGATATAACACATTTACATAAAACAGTAAAATATGATGTATATGAACTCAGAACTTCAAGTTTTAGTTTAAAATGTGCTGATACACATATAATAATAACTGAAGGATTTAAACAAAAATTTGTAAAAGATCTTACGTTAGATGATAGAGTAATTACAAAAAATGGATTAGAAAAAGTCATATTTGTAAAGAAATTAGATATTTCTGCAGAACATATGTATGATTTATCAATAAATTCTAAAAATCATACTTTTTTTACAAATAATATATTATCTCATAATTCTACAGTTTCTACTATATTTCTTTTATGGTATGCATTATTTAATAGGGATAAGACAATTTGTATTATTGCTAATAAAGAATCTACTGCTATAGAGATATTAGATAGAATTAAAATGGCATATAGGTTGTTGCCATTGTGGATGCAAACTGGTATAAATGATGGTGGTTGGAATGCTAAATCGGTTTCTTTAGGTAATGGTTCTAGATTGATAGCTGCAGGTACATCTACAGACTCTATTTCTGGTTTGTCAGTTTCTCTTTTGTTCATCGATGAGTTTGCTAAGATTCAGAAACATGTTGCTGAAGATTTTATAACTGCCACATATCCAGTAATATCATCTGGTAAGAATTCTAAAATTATAATGATATCTACTCCTTTAGGAATGAATCACTTCTATGAATTCTGGAGTAAGGCAGTAAAGGGTCAAAGTAATTTTTATCCTATTAAAGTTGGATGGTGGGAAGTTCCGGGAAGAGATCAACAATGGAAGAAAGAGATTATTGCTGATATTGGAAAAGTGAGGTTTAGTCAAGAATATCAATGTAAATTTTTAGGTTCAAATTCCTTATTGATTGATTCAGATGTATTAGAAGTCATGGATTTTAAAGAACCAATTGGAAATAAATGGAATGGATTGTTTCTTATATATGAATATCCTATTGATGGAGCATATTATGTACTTGGAGTAGATACAGCAAAAGGAACTAAAAGAGACTATTCAGTTATTCAAGTTCTAAAAATAGTGAATGAGGAAAATGTAGAACAAGTGGCAATTTATAGAAATAATGAGATATCACCTAGGGATTTTTCGCAAGTAGTAATGTCAGTTTCACAGTATTATAATGATGCAAAAATGATGATTGAGAATAATGATATAGGTCAAGCAGTATGTGATTCAATTTGGTATGATTTTGAGTGTGATAGATTGATTAATTTAGATCCTAAAGGAATAGGAGTCAGAAGTACCAAAGCGACCAAATTAGAAGCAAATATGTTACTTAAAGATTACATGGAGAGAAATTATATCAAAATAGTTGATCAAAGAACTATATATGAATTAAGTAGGTATGAAGAAGTCTCTCCTAATGTATTTAGAGCAGAGAATGAGAATGATGATACTATAACTGCTATACTTTGGGGTTTATATTTCGTAAAGAGTGATTTTTATGAAGGTAGAACTTATGGTAATACTCAGATAGAGGATAAATTTAAAATAAAAGATGAAGAATATGACACTCCTCTTATGATATTTGATGAATAAAATAATTACTATTTATTTATGGAATTTTTTATAAATATAAGGAGAAGATGTGTATTTTTGTATTTATAAAAAATAAATTTTTAATTGGAGGATAAGATGAGTAATGTATTTAAAACTCCTGGTGTTTATAGAGAAGAAATTGATTTATCAGATATATTAATTCCTACAGGTATTTCAGATGGAGCAATAGTTGTTAGAAGTCCAAAAGGTCCAATTAATAGACCTGTCTTGATTACTAATGATAAAGAATATATCGAAACTTTTGGAGAACCAGTGTATACTTCTGGAGCAGCTTCTGGAGAAATTGGTTTAACAAATGCAGGTATTTCAACTCTTGCTGAACGTCAACAGGTTCCTGATTATGGATATGGTTCATATGCGGCTCTTGAATTTCTTAAAGAATCAAGTCAACTTCAGGTTGTTAGGGGTTGGAGTGAATCTGATAAATTCTCAAATGTTTGGGTAAAATCAGATTTATCAACTTCGGCATATGAAGTAGATGATGGAACTTCTGCTACTTCTGCAGATCAATATGTATATGGAAATTATACATCGGTTGCACCTGCATCAACATATTCAGAATTTGACAGAGTAGATAATATTCAAGCATTAGAAAATTTTGCTTCATTTAGTGGATGTATGAATGTATTTGCAAATAATCCATCTGTTTATGGTGATGATATAGCAATTACAATAGAACCATTTAGTCCTTGGGCAGATTGGAGATATTCTTACGATACATATCCATCAAATGCAGTTGCGGCTTCTGCTACAACTTATGAAGCGATGTCTGCAACAACATATTATCCAATTGCTGATAAGGTTTTTAAAGTTAATGTATTTGTAAAACCACATGAATCATCTTGGGATGATTATGTTGATAAATCAGGTAAAGTTGGAACTGGTATGGATACTTCTTTATCTGCTACTCAGGCTCTTGCTAGTGCTACTGATAGTTATAGAATTAATCCAGTAGAAACATTCTATGGATCTCTTGTACCTATAAAGGATGTAAATAATAATGAACTTTGGATAGAATCTGTTATAAATGGAAATTCAAAATATATTTATGTAAAGACTAATTTAGCTACATCTAAATTTACTGAAATTAATGACTATAATGAAATATCTAATAAGAGAGATAATTATGGTTTATTTATCTATAAGAAACAATTACTTAAACTTGCAAATGGAGCATCATACCAAGCAACAGGTATAGGTAGTATTGCTGGATGGTCTGGATTCGAAGATAAGAGTATTGGTGTTTCTATTTTAATAAATCCAGATTGGTCTTCAACAGTAAAACAAGAAGTTGCGAGAATATCATCAAAGAGATTGGATTGCATAGCAGTGGGTCAGGTAGGAAGTCATAAGATTGTTTCAAGAGAGAATATTAAAAATGCAGAAGGTTACGGATATACTTCTCCATCTTATATGGCATTGTATTCTGGATTCAGTAGAGTTTTTGATGTTTACAACAACAAATTTATATATCTACCTAATGCTATTTTTGGAGCAAGTCTTTTTGCCCGTATTGATAGGATTGGAAATCCTTGGGATGCACCTGCTGGTACTAATAGAGCAATTCTTCCAGTTCTTGATCAGAATAAGATTTGGTCTGATACAGATATTGGTGAATTATATGACAAGAATATTAACTGTGTAAAGTTCATTAGAGGTACAGGTTTTGTAATGTGGGGTCAGAAGACTGCACAGATGAAAAAGTCTGCTC